TATATTATTTGTATTATATAAATTTTGATGTGAATTATGCACATTAACAAGATAGTATTTTTAATATTTGATATATACCTATAATTAAAAATAATTAAAAATAATTAAAAATAATTAAAAATAATTAAAAATAATTAAAAATAATTAAAAATAATTAAATGAACAAATATCTGAATTAATTTAATGGATCAATATAACTATCTACATCCTCAATACCCATTCTTTCATCGCCTTCATTTTCATTTTCTGCTTCTCGTTGACTTTCACGTGCTAGTTTTTCCTGTTCTTCTTGTTGTTGTTTTTCGCTTATATTTCTTATTTGTCCATATAATATTTTTTGCACACCTTGCATTTTCTTCATTTTTTTTTTCATAGTTTCTATTTCTGTCTCCAGAGATGATTTAATGTAAAATAATGTAATAAAACATATTAACAATAGACCAATTATTGAAAATATGTACACATGTACATTCTCAGGAGTTATATTCATCATGATTATACAATTATATACTATATTTAATAATAAAAAAATGATTTATAACCACAATTTATTAAATTACATACTTTTTCTTAACATTACAATTTATCTAATAATTTAAATAAAAAATTGATTTTATTATACTTTAAACAATCAATTATTCCTTATCTGAATAGCCAATTATTACAAAAATTCAACGGTTTTGATAAAAATACAAGTAGATATAAATAAATTTTAGAATGATCACATTGTTTTTATCATTATGCATAGTAATCTATACGTGGATTTATAGAAACTTTATTCAACTTCTGCACGACGACAGTCATTTTGCCGATGACGATCTAAATAATGAAATTCCCGAACAGAAATCAGAAAAAAATAATCTTCTGACAAAAATTATAGTTTATATTTTTTTGTTTTCTCTACCTCTCTATCTTATACCGAACCACTACTTGTATTATATAATTATGAAAATAGTATCAATGTTATGTGTATTGAGATACAGTAATGTGGATAGTAGGGAAATTCAACAATCATTTTATACTGGATATACTGTCCTGTTGATATATTTTTGTATAGTAACGGAACAAAATTTTTATGCATATAATTCTGTAATTTATGATATTTTTAACCATTTTATTTTATTTCTATTGTGTTAAACAACACACTTGATATCAGATTCATTAGCTACTTTATTTATTGTGCAATCAACTGCCGCTTCTTTCAGTGCTCTTTCAAATTCTTTGACTAATTTATTTTTTTGTTCTGATAATTGTTGTATATATTCATCGACAGTCTCTATTTTCTCTTCATCATCATTTTTGTCATTTTCATTTGGTTCATGCACACTCACATATATATAAACGTTAACAACACGTTCGTCTTCAGGTAAGTCCTTGTGACTGCAATATCTACTTGCCCTACCAATTACTTGGTCCAAACGAGCTTGGTTCCAATATGGTTCAAGTATGTGAACTTGTCTTACTGCTGTTAGCGAAACTCCTTCTTTTATCGATGGACTACCCAATAAAACCTTTAATTTTTTCCCATATAAATTATTTTTATTATTATACACAGCTTTTATTTCATCTTTTGTTTTTGTATCCTCGTCACCAGACCATACAGCATATCGTTTCGGACCAGAACCATCAACAATATAATTTTTCCATCCATACGCATCTAATACACGTGTAAAACTTCTAATTCCACCAAACTCTTTAAATCCTGAATAAATAAATACTTTTCCCTTTGTTTTACTTATTTTTTTAATTATTTTGAAGAATTTAATTGAATATTCCTCTAAATTTTCTCTTAGGCGTTTTCCCTTGAAAGAATCAAATCCTTCTTCATTTATTTTTCTATTAGGGAAAACTATATTTGATACAACTCTTGTACCTATAAAAAAATTATTTGGAAGATTTTTAACACTGAGAGACTTTAAAGCAGTTTCTTTTGATGAAACTATTTTTTTATAATTTTTATCAAATTCTTTTTGTTCATTTTTTAATACATCTTTGTACGCCTTGTACTGAAATTCACTCATGTTACATCGTACATATTTAATATATAATTGTGGAAATACATAAGGAGGGGCTCCCCTGAAATATGATACATATCCTTTAATTGCTTCTTTGAACAAATCCAAATTTTTAACCTCATGGTAGTAAGTGCCATTTCTATTTTTTTTAGTTTCAACGAATGTATTATAAAATTCTTTTCCTGTTGGAAGTGGAGTTGGAATTCGTAATAAATTCATCGTGAGAGCTATTTCATTTGGCTTATCAAACATCGGTGTCGCTGATAATAATACAATTCTTAAATCATTCGGAGATCTATCTATAAGATCCAATAATGTCGTGTAATATGTCCCTTCTTCACTAACCATATTCTGTATTTCATCAATAATGAGTATTGTATTTCTTAATTTAATTTTGTCAGTTTGTGTTAATTCAATAAATTTATTATACGAATAAATAGTATATACATCGTCAATACGTTCATCACTCTTTTTAATTATGTCAATATATTCATCACTCGATGGATCTAGTAAACTTAATTTTTTCCTTTCAGTCTGTGTTAGATAATTATTTCCTGCACACAAACTACGTAATTCACCTCTGAAATTACCTTTGAGAGATGCTGGTAATACAATAATAATTTTACGAATATCTTTCCATTCTTCAGCTATTCTAATGGCTGTACATGTTTTACCGGCACCGATTCGATGATAAACTAATACTCCTTTGTACGGTGTACTAGGGCTTAAATATTCGGCCATAAATTTTTGTGGTAATTGCAACTCATATTGTTTGGGAAAACAAATTTGTTTAAATGTTTTCTTCTTTTTAGGAATTGTAAATTTTTTATATATACGATTTATTTTAGCATAGAAATCGTCGTCACTTATTTTAGGATAATTAATTTTATTATTTGTCCTATTTAAATCATCCTCCGACGAAATACTCCAATCGTCAACTCCATTATTATAGTTATTATTATTATTTTTATTCTTGACAGGATCATACAAATTATTCAAATTATTATAATCATTCTCCATATATGAGGATTTATAATTCACTGATTATATAAATATATAAATATATAAATAAAGTTCAATCAAATATTATAAATTAAATAACATTTTCCATACTGTTGATATTTTCTGTATTAACATTGGTTGTGTTTTCTGTAGCACCAAAGTAATCACCTCTATTTGGTCTGGGATTTTGTTTGTATGTTCGTGGTTTTTGTCCCGCGTTGTATTTATCAAATCTTTCAAATTTAGGGTTTTGTCTATCATCAAACCTATTATTTTGTCTATCATCGTAACGATTACCGTTTTGTCTATATTCTGGTTTATCTTGTCTTTCCTGTCTATCATTTGAGCGATTATTTTGTCTATCATTGGAACGATTCCAACTTTGTCTATATTCAGGTTTTTCAGGTCTATCTTGTTTATCAGATCCATCAGATCCATCAGATCCATCAGGTCTATCAGGTCTATCAAATCTGTTAGGTCTATCTGATCTATCAGGTCTATCTGGTCTATCAGGTTTATCTGATCTATCAGGTCTATCCTGTCTATCAGGTCTATTATTATAATTGGAACGATAATTTGTATTCATTGGTTTGCGTTCACTTGCGACATCGAAATTTAATTTTGAATATAATGTTTTGATCGTTCCAAACAAAATAGGATTTTGTGAATCAATACCTCTGACCATTAATACCGATAATAAATCATTATTGCTTGCGCTCGCAAATTTTTCTTCATTCATTTTTCTATATTTATCCGAGTCCAACACAAATGAATTAAATCCATCATTTCCTGTTTTTTGATTATTTTGTGAGGTTTTATATTGACCAGATTTAACAAATCTATCGGTTTGGTTATGAGTAGATTGCAATGAATGTGTGGATTTGTTTTCAGCATTATCGTCGGTTGTATCAGATTGAGATTGAGATTGAGATTGAGATTGAGATTGAGATTGAGATTGAGATTGAGATTGAGATGACAATTTCTGAATTGTGTTTTCTACAACCAAATTAGATACATTTGTACGGGTTTGGTCCCGAGACCAATCATCAAGATCTGATAAAATAGTTGTTTTGGGCACATCTTCTGCAGGTGTGACAACAATGGGTTGTTCAGATTTTTCTGTATTTTCCAATGTTTTAGTTTTTCTAACAGTTCTTTTGGGTTTTGAGTCCATATCTGTTTGTGTGTTTGATACAATATTTAATCATATAATATACATACTTATCCTATTAAATATTAATTAATCAATTTTTTAATTTAACATATATTTTCATATTTCAATTTCACTATCTAATACATTAAATCTTGCTATTATTCCGAAATGGTCTGATGGTTCTATTTCACAGTTATTTGAACATTTAATAGGACCTTTTATCATTCTAAATCCATCTGCTTTTAGTGTAAGACCACCTCTGTATATGATTCTATCGATACGTGATCTTATCTCTTTTATATTTCTCATAAGTAAATTTTTATTTTCCCTTGTATCATATGTGAATTTTTTGAGAGGATTTTCACCATCTTCTGTAAATACATCAACCCATCGATCAGGAAAAAAATACTTCTCTTCCCGTGGTAATAGATTTGTATCGGAACACAATATCACAGGATTACCTTCATCATATAATTTATTTAATATATTGTTTGCATATATATATTGTTCTATTTTTTCAACATTCATGTTTAAATTATCGAACAAACTCTCAAAATGTGATGTTGCTATAGTTATATCTATCGGTGTAACTTCCAGTTTATCATATATATCGTTTTTTGAATTATCTAAACTATCAGAATTATTAGAATCTGTTGATATATTTTTTGATAATAAGTTGTATTTGATATTTACAGCCAATAAATTACGACCCATTTTTGTATTAGGATAATAATTATCATAATATTGGGTTATCATATATTTTGAAAAAATAACGCATCCGTATCTATATTTAAGATTATTCGGAAAATAATATTTATATTCATGTAATAAATTTTTTAGTTTTTCATAAATTTCTGGTATAACTTCTTGCAAACATACCACATCCGGACAATGTTTTCTTATCGTGTTAACTAACGCATCTGTTCTAATATTTCTATCTTTTTCATCAAACCATATATTGTAGCTCATTACAATAAAACTATTTCTTGAGTTTTCTGTTTCGAATTTATCATGATATAATTTATCATAAGGTTGTTTATTGTGAGGTATTGATGATGAATCATCGTATGTATCCCTATAAAATGGACTATTCGCTATTATATTTTCTTTACAATTCATATTTTAACAAAATAATTACTAAATATTTACTGAATAGTGACTAAATAAAGTCAGTTTATCAATCAATGATAACAATAGATAATACAATATCATTGCATTATATATTTATGTGATATTTCAATTATTCAAACTTTTTTCAATTTTATTACAAAATTATTAATAAAACATAAATTGCATAACATCAAATCCTCCGCCGTATTGTACACCCTTTTTATTTATATAAAGGAATGATCCAATGACAGTGATAGATATAATTGCTACTAAAATATAAAATTCGTATTGTTGCTGCTCATTGATTAATTTTATTTTCTCTTCATCACTAAGAACTTCGTCGTCGATAATCGTCTCTTTTTTTTGTGATAATTTTGATTCATATATAAAACCGAACAACAATAGTAATATTATAATAATATTCCAGTGAATATCTAATTTGGTTGTAAATAAAAACCATATATATCCAATTAATGCATATAAAATACCTTTATCGATTTCTGTTATTCCCCCGATTATCATTATGAATGTAAACATCATTATAAGTCCTATTAGATGTTGTGCAAATCTATTTTCATTAAAAAATGTTCTCAATTGTTTCGAATAAAGATTTTCAGTGTAATTACTCGCAATTATTATGTAAAAAAATAACATTGCTTTTAATAATGCTGTACTATCCGAACTATTCACATTATTCATATTATTTATATTATTCGTATTATGTATGTTTTCTTTTTTTAATTTATTATTTTTTAAATTAACATATTCATTATATTCAGTTTCAGACAACGATGTCATTGTTATAATTTATAATGATAAATTAAATAAAATTACTATTAAAAAAATATTATCATAATTTGATAAAAATTGATTTACTAACCTATTTAAATATTATCTCCCATATTATAAATACACAATATATACAAAATTAAATTAAATTAAATTAAATTAAAATGCATAGTCCGCTAAATATAGTAAAAGATTTATCGCTAGCAAGATCCAATTCTCGCGGAACAAGTCTAATAACATTGTATGTTCCTGCAGGAATTAGTTTAGATTTAGTTTCAGGAACTTTAAATCATGAAATGTCAACATCACAAAATATTAAAAGTAAGCAAGTTCGTTCAGATGTTCAATCTGCTTTACGTTCTGGATTACAAAAAATTAAAATCTTACCCGGTCATAAAGCACCAGAAAATGGTTTTGTATTATGTGCAGGTCATTTTGATGTCCCATCAACGAATTTGACCGAATTAAAGTCATGTGTTTAGCATACTGATTGATCCACCCAAAAAAATCCAAAAAAGTTATTACAGATGTGACACTCAATTCCATCTTGATTCCATTTTGGAAATGTACAATGATTCAGTAAGTTATGGTATTATACTTTTGTCCGGAAAAGATTTTCGTTGCTATATACTGGAAATTACTGGTTCAAATAAAGAATTTAAACTAATCGACAGCGATAAATTCAAATTACAAAAAAGACAAAAAAAAGGGGGTCAAAGTGCTCAACGTATTGATAGACTAAGAGAAATACAAAGAGGACATTATATAACAGAAATAAATGAAGTAATTCGACAAATTTATATGAGAGATAATAATACTCTGTGTAATGTGAAAGGTTTAATAATAGGAGGAGTTGGTGATTTCAAACATGAAATTATAAATAATGACATATTCCAACAATACTTTTCATCAAAAATACTACGAATTGTTAATACGGAAGAAATTGATGATGCTACCGTATATGACGTTTACAATAAATGTATAGATATATTAGGTTCATTTGATATAAATAATGTGAATAAAATAATTAATGAAATTAAAATATTGATAACAAATGCTGATGATAAATTAATTTTTGGTAAAGATGATATAATGAATGAATTAAAAAGTTATCAAGTAAAAAAATTAATTATTTCTGACCAATTGTACGATACATACAAAAATGATATTACACAGATAACATATGATTATGAATTACATATTGTTCCACATAACATGATTGAAATATATGGTGGCATACTCGGTATAAAATATTACTAAATTACTAAATATATAAAATTAAAAATAATAAACTAAAATATTTTTATTTATGTTGTATCTTTTTTTAGTAACTCTGTTGTTTGTTTTTCGAGATCATTAATCATTTTCTTTGCAGTTTCAAAATCTTCATATAATCTACATACCATAATTTTTTTATCTCCATCCACTTCAACACATACTTCCGTTGCTAAGAGACCTTCCTTTATGCTAACACTATTTTTTATATTTTTTTGATCCATTTTATAGAACTAAATAATTTTATAAAATATTTAACTGTATAATAAAATAATTATAATTAAATTTAAGTATACAGTATAATTACTAATCAATTTTTTAAATTAATTATCAGCAAGTGCATTTGCAATGCTTATTCCTTTAATGGCTTCCTCGTAACTTGGGAATAAGGCACAAACAGTTAATTTCTCCGTCTCTTTTTCATAACCCATACAGCCTTTGAATTCGTGTTTTGTTTCTGCCATTAATCCTTTCGAACTATTAGTAAAATAAGTATTAACAACTTCCTCAATTACAACACAAGATTGTTTATTTTTGGTGTTTTTATCGTTTGATGACATCTAGTATAAATTCTATATTTTATATTTTATATACTTAATTAATTAATTTATAATTTGTAATTACTGTTATCCAATGAATGATTTGTTCAATTTTATTTTAATTAAATTTAATAATCGTCACCAGCTGATAATACTTCTTTTCCGTGATCATGTAAATAAATTGTGTGTTCAAAATGACTCACATATGATGTAGGGACTTCTTCCACTAAGGGTGGTAGTTCAATAACGTGAGGTGGATGAGATTTTCGAGCAAATTCATTTAATGACATTGTTACACCTTTTATGTTCTCTTTTTCTATCCATCTGGGACAAAATGGTAATGTTGAACGATTTTTTTTAATCCACCAGTAAACAGTATTAAATGTATTTAGTTTCCCTTTATACGGCGTTGTAACTTCTTTATTTAACATATAATGATTAGATTGTAAAGATGAACTTTTTCCCATTTTACCGCTTCCCGTGCTCGCAAATGTTTCAATCGCATAAAATTCATTTGCATTCATTCTACTTTCTTTATATTGTTTATTTTCATACGGTGCACTTAAAATTAATTGTCCTGCATGTATTTCATATTTTTTTATATTATGACCTCCCAAATCTTTAATCGGCACAATGGGATATGTTTTTCCTTTAATAGTGCATTCATGTGATTCAATAACTTCTTTAATTTCTTTACTAATATCATAAATTGAAGCATCTGGACCTGACATTCGTATTCCAGCCCATGTTGCTTCTTTCGATGCGTTCAAAAGATTTTCATATTCTGGATTAAATGCTGCACTAAAAGCACAATCAATAATATATCCATTGACGTGTGTTCCGTAATCTATTTTACATATATCATCATATCCTATAATTCGTGTATCATTCGAATTTGCAGTATCGTGGGCAATTACATTATTAATCGATAACCCAGGAGGGAATGCAATACCGGCTTTTAGATCATTTTGACCAAATATTTTAACAATATCATTTTCTATTTTATTTGCAACATCCAATATTTTGACTCCCGGTTTAATATATGATTGTATATTTTTACGAACAATTTTATGTACTTCTGCTGCCCGTCTTATATCATAAATAAAAGTTGGTGTATCAGTTTCTAGTACATTTTTTTTTATTGAATTTTTACCAGAATAATCAAATACGACATTCGACTCTTTCCATTTATTATTGTCAACATTTCGTATATCATTTTCTGATCTCATATTTCTTTTCCATTCACCCAATACAATTAATTTATTGTTTTTTTCAATACTCATGATAGATTATTTAAATTAAGCTATAAATGATCTATGTGTACGCAGTTTTTAAGTAGAATATTATCCGCATATAAAATTATAATTAAAAATAGTTCGATACAAAATACCAATCGGTTATTGTTGTTTTTAATTTAGATACAAATATTGCAGTAGAACTAGTTAATAGACTACTTTGTAATTTCCCTTTAAAATCATAATAATTTCCATTCGAATCTGTGGCTATATTTCCAGTAAGATAAATACCTCCGTCTTCGTCATACGATCCTACATCAACAATACTCAATCCATTAGAAGTTTGCCCTGGACTACCCGCAATTTCGAAAAAATTTTGAGTTCCATCGGCTAATAATTTTGCTACAAATATTGCTACTGTAAAACCTGTCAAATTACTTTGTTTTTGGTTTAGATTAAAATCATAATAACTGCCATCTGAATTTAATGAAATCAATCCAGTTATCCAAACACCATCGAAATCTGGTTTAACAACATTATTATCACCTCGAGGTATTATTGATGGAGAAATACTCTTTCCTGTACCGCTGGTATTAGTCGGATCATTGTTACTGGCTACTTTGAAGAATACTTGTGTTCCATTATGCAACAATTTTGCTACGAATACCAATTCACAACCATTAAAGAAACCATTCGGTAAAGATGATGATGTTGGAGTAATTAGATTACTATTAAAATCATAATAACTACCAAAATAGAAAGGAGGTCCTGGAGGTGAAGAAATTACTCCTATATTGCCAGTTATATAAACACCATCATGTAACAACGTGATACTATTTCCTTGGCTCGGAATTGATAGATTTCCAGCAAATGTGAAAAATATTTGTGTTCCGCTGTTTGATAACTTTGCTACGAATGCTACTGAATTTGCGTGAAATAATGTCGTACTTTGTGGTGTTACCAATGAACTAAAATCATAATATTGGTATGGTGGAGAAATATTACTTATTTGTATATTGCCGGTAACATATACTCCCTCATCTGACGGAACCAAACTTAATCCCTGACTCATTGAATAGTTATCAAATCCACCAGCAAGTTCGAAAAATACTTGATTGTCATTATTGTCTATTTTAGCTATAAATATAGGACTCCAACTAGATTTTGATGTCGTTTGTTGTCCTATAAAGTCATAATAATTGCCGGAACCATCTAAAGTTATAAATCCAGTAAGATAAATACTTATTCCTGTTAATAGTGAGTCGATAGCTTTAATATCAATTCCTTTACTAAATGTACCAGAAGCACCAGCTATTTTGAAAAATATCTGTGTTCCATCGTCTGCTAATTTTGATACAAATAGTGCATGACTATTTAGTAAATTGCTTGGTATTAAAGTTGTGTTATCAAAATCATAATAAGAACCAGAAAAATATGTTTGTATAGTACCTGTGAGATAAATATATTCTTTATTACATGATTTTATAGTAGTGATACCAAATCCAAAACTTACTGTATTGAAAGATCCAGCTATTTTTAAAAATTCTTGATTTCCAGAGGAAGATATTTTTGCAACAAATGCCACTTGAGCGAAAACAGTATAATGTGGATCAGTTATAATATTGCCATTGAAATCATAATATTCACCGTTATCAATACTAATGTAACCGGTAACATAAACATTATTATCTGAACTAGCTACTGCAACATTCACTCCACTATTTCTTACTACAGAGCCAGTTATTGGATACCCTGCAATTTTAAAAAATATTTGTTTTCCTTTGTTTGATAACTTTGCTACGAATGCCATGAATGCATTTGCAACATTCAATAATATTGTATGTTGTTGTTCGCCACTGAAATCATAATAATTATTATTTGCATCAATATAGACATTACCTGTTACATAAACTCCGTCATCACACGTCGCCGTTCCAGTAATACTTAGTCCTTGATTTGTTGAAGATGGATTACCTGCAAGTGTAAAAAAATCTTGTTTTGTGTATATTTTTCTTTCTGGTAAAACAATTTTGGATTCGTTCGAAATATTACATTGAATTTTACACACACATTTTTGTTTACAATCTCTATTTTTATTCATATTATTAATATTATACAAAATTATTTGTGATATGGATGACATTTATTCGAAATTTAATAATTTATTAAATTGATAAAAAAATTAATTGGTTGGAACTGTAGTGAAAACATATTCGTTCGCATTTCTATTTATTTCCTTGCAAATATAATAACCCATTTTATAGAACTGAACAAAAGAACCGACTTTTACTTGGTTTATACCATTTTCACCGATGTAATTAGTTACAATTTCCGTATTATTATCATCATCGTCATAATTAATAATTTTTACACTTACCCATTTATCATCGTCATTAATCCATAATACTTTGAGTTTTGTTTTCTTGGGATCTCCATTTTGATTAGAAACTAATCCTAATACATCGTTAACACGTTCCACATAACAATTTCCGAAATTCATTAATGTAATTTCCGTATGTTCATTATTTGTGTGGATTTCTTTGTAATCTTCTCCAGAAATAAATATAGAATTATGGTAGTTGATTTGTCTTTGGCCTAATTCTGGATTTCTTACAAAATTTGGAATAATTTTATTCATGGCTTGATTTGCATTTTTGTAATCTATATTGAGATTATTTAGTTTATCGTTTCCGTTTACATCTAAAACAGTATATCTCGTTGCAATCTTGTCGATTACTTGCCTATTAATTCCCCAAACAGTTTTATTGTCTATTTCCATTGGACCTGTAGGAAAACCAGTATCAGACATTAAAAGATCTAACGATTTATGACACATTCCCCTATTTAATAATCCTCTATATGTATACAATCTTGGATCATCCCAATTTTTGACCAACTTTGACTCAATAAGTTGCTTAATTTTCCTTTTTGATAAAACTGCTCCAGATACGTTTACTCGTCCGTAATGATATAGTTTTGGGATTGGCATTTGTAATTTGTTTAATATATATATATACTGGTCATCTCGTTCATTAAATTCTACGCTTCTCAAAACGTGAGTTACGCCTTCAATAGAATCGACAATAGGACAAGCAAAATCATATGTCGGAAATACTTTAAATTTATCACCAGTTTTATGATGCTCTTTATTGACAGGTCTGAATATAGTTGGATCTCTCATAGCTTTATTCGCACAAGTCATTCCATCTATATTATTTCTTAACCTGATACATCCATTTATGTTTTCTCCATTTTTCATTCGGTTCCATAAGTCCATATTTTCGTTAATAGTTTTGTTTCTATATTTCGATTCGATACCTTCATCCCGTTCTTTTCTCATTGTTTCGAGATCCGTTAAATCAACATATGCATCATTGGATAGTATTAATCGTTCACATGATTCCATGAGTAAGACAAAGTAATCTGATGTTGCTGTTAATTTACTAAAGATAACTCCCATATTTTTAATATCTTCAATAATGCTAGTAACAAATTCAGACGATTCAGATGATGGATTGGTATCATCCATTCTTACAATAAGTTCTCCATTGTATTTTTTCGCTATACAATAGTTAAGACTCAAAGCCTTAATATGTCCTAAATGTAAATATCCACTAGGTTCAGGAGGAAATCTTACAACAATTTTATTACTTTTTGAAAAATTATCCAAGTCCTTTTTGAGATCTTTTGTCAAATTACAATAGTTAAATTCCATTTATCAGCAGGTTCGAAAACTTCTCAAATAGGAATATTTAATTAAATAGAAAACCTTTTATATTGTATTTATCTGTATATTACAATTTCAGTTTTTTCAATAAAAATTGATAATAAAATATCAAATTGTTTTTATATACAAATCGTTAATTATAATGTAGTATCGTACTATCGGTAATAGTATAGATAATCTAAATTATATGGATAGACCAAACATTATATTCATATTAACTGATGAGGAACGTTATCCACCTCCTCATGAATTGAATGATGAAAAATTAATGAAATTGCGCTATGAACTACTCAAAGGACATAATTTTTTGAGGGAACATTGCGTCGAATTTCACAACCATAATACTGCTGCAACAGCATGTACACCAAGTCGCGCATGTTTATTTACAGGATTACCAATTGAAATTACTGGTCTAAATAAAACTAGTGGATTTGATAAACAACATGGAGATAGCAAATTAAAGTGGTTACCAAAACCTCCAGAAATATCGACTATTGGACATTTTATGAGAAAATTAGGATATGATACACATTATGTTGGAAAATGGCATCTATCAGACGAAGAAACAACACATGACCTTGAAGAATATGGCTTTAGTTCATGGTTTGGACCCGAACCACATGGACCAGATTTTGATAGATCTGGCTGTGTTAATGATCCACTATATATACAGAAAGTAATTGAAATAATTGAAACAAGATCAACAGATGAAACAAAAAAAAATATACCATTTTTTATGGTTATTTGTCTAGTTAATCCACATGATTTTGTATTATTTCCTAGGCATGCATTACGCTCAACAAATCTAAATAAATTAAATCACGAATTTAATGATCCCCCGAAAGTTAAATCAGAAAATTTATCTACAGTCGCAAAAATATTTTCAAAAAAGTATGAAACACTGATGTTACCAGTTGCCCTACATCGATATATTCATTCTAGGAAACATGAAATGAAAAATTTCTATCTGGATATGATTGTCGAAGCAGATAAACATATTAATAATTTTATGGAATTTTTTTCTAAAACTAAATACTATGATAACACTTTTGTTCTGTTTTCATCTGATCACGGAGAAATGGGATTTAGTAAAGATTTATTACAAAAATTCTACGTCCCGTATCGAGAGGCGATTCATGTACCTTTTATAATTCATCATAAAAATATTCCGTCGACTGTTAATTATAGGTTTGTGACAAGTTCATTAGATATTTTTCCAACTATTATATCATTGGCTTGTGGAACCAATGATATTCATCATATTTTTAATTCAAATTATGGCAGAAGTCTTAGACATATTGTAATGAATATATTAAATTATACTCCGCAAAATACTCTGCCAATCGAGTATAATAATTACAATAAGGAGGATATAGAATATATTGCTATGTTCCAAACAGAAGATGATTTGTTTGAAGGAGACAGTTCTTATCCAATATATTATATAAGATTCCCTATTTTGACTGGTATATTAATAAAATCATTTGGGCACAACAAACCTATAACATGTCCAAAATATATTAAGACAATTATTTTGTATGAACAAGAAGAATTATACAAGTTATCAAAATATTATTACAAAAATAATGAAGAATGGGAAATGTTTAATATGACAGAAGATCCTAGTGAAACAATCAATA